TGCGGGACATTTTTCTTATGGGTACGCGCAGCCGTCTTAGAAAACAGACGCTTAGACTTACCCTTCTGCATCTTCGATCGCTTCATAAAAACCTCCACAAAAAAAGGAGCGGGCTTGATCACCCGCTCCAAAGGAGTACCAGATATCTACGATCCTGTCACTCCACACAGTTACATCGAGGGAAGAACTGTGGGAGGCCGAGGATCGGCCTCAGGGCTTCGCTGAGGGGTCCGGCGGATTGACCACCATAACCTCCATCGGAGGCGGTTTAACCGGCTCCTTGGGCAGCTCTGGGGCCAGGCCCCAGGTCCGCATTTGGGGAAGATTTTCGGGGTCCGACGCAAAGTCAACAAATTGAGCAGCGTCATTATCAAACTCACGACGAACAGAGGCAGGCAGCGACATAAAAGCTTCCGTCGCCTGACCCATCAGCAACATACTATCCATCATAGTCTCTGGAAGCGTCGTGAAGTCATAGTAGAAGGACTCGCCACCGGCGGGCAAAACGCCAGTAGTCTCAAATCTAGCCATAATCTCATTGATATCGCATTCCTCCTTATACTCCTGCCGAGTAAGAGAGGGTCCGCCGGGCGGCTGAGACACGTTCCGGTGAGGAACATAGAAGTTATTGAGACCATTATCCGGCTCCTTCGGAAAGTGAAACACATCAGACGAAATTTTAACAACACCGCGCATAAGACTATCTCCCGATACGTTGAGACCACAATTCGTCAAAAGACGAAACGTCGCCATGAGGGTTAATATACTCCTTCGAGGTCCGACCGGACTTCGGAAGGAACGGCAACACCGAGCGAGCAGTATTAGTGATAGGCTCGATGGTATCTGACACCTTGCCACCAAGATAACCGGCCTTAACGGCCGTATCCCGAACAGCGGGCGACAAATCTTCAATGGCCTTACCTTCAAGGCCCTTCACGCGAGACGCGGGCATCTCATTCCCAAGCTTCGCGCTTTCATTCGCGATCAGGAGAGGTTTCTCCTTCTCCGTAGCAGTCTCAGCAATAGTACGACCCTCCGTGGCCTTGAGGTTAGCAATTTCCTCAGTCATCTTATCGAGGGTCTTCTGAGCGACAGCGGTATTCACCGCCTGAGACACCGCATTGCCGAGACCGGCAAGCGGTGAGGTCTTCTGAGGCATAGGGACCGACGGAGTACCGACCGAGGCAGACGCACCGGACGGAGTAGACGAAGCCCCGGCAGAACCAAACATAGCAGCGGGATTTAACCCCGCATTCTTCATATCAGCAGCAGCACGCTGATAAGCAGTAGACGACATCTGCGATTGAAAATTCATCTGCTGCTGAGCCTCAGAGGCGCTAAACGCCTCCGACTGTTGTTGCATAGCCTCCTGCGCCTGTATCTGCTCCTGAGTATTCTGAGCAGAGGTATTAGACGAGAAGATGCTACCAAGTAGCGAAGCACCGCCAGAAATAAGCGGCGCGGCAAGTGGAAACATAAAGAGGTCCTCCGATGAAGTAAGATGAAAGAGGTCTTTCGACCTCCGGTCCGGGCGCTGCGCGCGCGACTAAAAACGATCTATGTTCCCCGGAACTCCATAAACAGGCATAGGCCGAGCACACTGAAGATTGAAATGACAATCAAGCAGAAACTGAGGCTGAGAAGGAACAGCGACAATTCTAGAGATAGGGGGCGCATCTTGAATGAAGGTCCCATTAAGAGCGGGAAGAGACGAAAAATTCTGAGCAAGATGCCAGCTATCAAGTGGCTGAGCAAAAGAAGACCGAAACTGACCACAAATACGAGAAGGCATATACCGATATTCGGCATAACGCTCCTGATATCCAAACACTCCTGCATCCGCAGCACCTCCACCAGTACCCTGACAATAAATCTCCTGATTTAAAACAGCCTGCTCACCAATCTGAGCCAGAGCGGGCCAATAGAAATCAAAACGAGACTGACGAGACCACATACGATTGAGACCTTGCTGATAATTAAGATCAGCAGTCACCTCGATCATACCAATCAACAGACAATGCTCAGTGAACGACTTAGTAAAACCAACACCACGATGGTTCATCGTGCCAATAGCAGCAAGATTACCTTGGGGCGTCGTCGTACCTGTAGCGCCAGTACCCTGTGTCTGCGCAATAGGATTGACATTGATAGGAGTTCGACCGCCACCAAGAAACTCAGCCCGCTGCAAACGAGCATCCGGCGAGGTAACACCAAAGTGAGCCTGAATGAGCTCGGTATAACGAGTACCACCACGCGCGTCGCGCTCATAAATCTTCTGAACTTGGAACGCCTGCCGAAGCTGGTTAATAGTAGCAGCGGTGGCAGTAGATAAATCAGCATACAAGTTATTAGGATACATACCATTCGTGGCAGCACCGGCAGCATTCGTACCAGCATTGAGAGAATTACCTCCGGCACCAGTAGACAAAACAATGTTAACACCGGCAGCAACACCGGCGGTTGTAGACAAACCCATCGCCTGATTAACGCCGGTCAACGTCGGAGTGGTAGAAGTCTTAACGACCGCCTGAGTACCTAGCGGCACAGAAACACTGGGACCTTTCTGAGGCCATGGCAGCGCAGACGTAAAATAATCATGACGCTTCCCGCGCCGTTGCAATACATAATTTGTAACCGTGTCAGGCCCATCACCGAGGTCCACAGTAAGAGAATTCTGCATATTCTGATCACGGAACCACTGGTTCCAAATCAAGTTATAAGCACGCATATGCAGATTAGAATGAGTAATCCCGACAATACCGGGAGGAATACCCATATAGTCCTGCAAACTCTCGTTTGCATAACCGCCTGCCGGCGAAGTAGCTGTAGGCACAAGAAAAGAGGTGCTATCCGTAGGATTAGCCTGCTCACCAAAAAAGTTAACGAAGTGAGACCAAACAAGCCTATAAGGCACAGCGAAAAAAAACACATCCGCAAACATATTATCCATAACAGGATGAAGCGGAGTAGAGAGACGAGCAAAAGTCGTCAAATTCATAGAGAACGTATCACCCGGCAAAGCCTCATCAACGTAAATAGGAACAAGATAACCACTATCAAAAGTAGACTTAAGACCATGAGAACGGTCAAAACGAGACCGGGAAATCTGAGCCTTAGGCACTTGACTAAAAACATGGCGCATGACAGACTTCATAGTGTTAACCTCCAATGAAAGGACCGGCACAATGCCGACCACAGTAGACCTCGCTAAACCGCTCGTAAAAACCGCACTAGAACAGGCAGCAAGCCTGAGAGCACGAAACATAAAAGCGGCAACAAACGACCTGATAAGACAAGCCCTCGAAGACGAGGAAAGGCAAATCAGAGCCGCAATCGGAACACTAACTGAAACCAAGAAATAAAAAAAGGGGCGCCCAACCGGGCGCCCCTTCTCACTTGTGCCACTGACCCCACTCAACACGATACGGATCAAGACGCGGCACCGGGTGCAGTCAGCCAGGACGCTCAACCTCGAGACCGCCGATCACCCGAACTGGTTCCTGAGTCACCAAGAGGCCGGATTGATCGTCAAAAACCCCGACCTCATACAAAACATAATCCTCATGATGCTTCGCAAACGGATGCTGAGGATCGCGAAGCGCATCAGTGAAGGACCGAATAGCCGCGCCCTTCGCGGGCACGAAAAAAGGCGGCAAGAAACTGTCCACCGCCTTGTCAAAAACCGAATAAGCCATAATCTTCATATCGTACCTTTCTTTTGAGACAGAGCCGCGAGGGTCACGCGCTCCTTGACGGAAAGCCGACCATGATAACCACGCGTATTATCAGAACGCATACGAGCAGCCGCATCACGCCGACCAGCCTTGATATCATCAAGGCGCGTACCACGCAAGCCGCCAACAACAACATTATCGGCTGAAACCTCAAACTTTGTGTCATAGTAACGAGGCGGCCGAACCTCACGACCATTAATCACAACGCTATCGAGTTCGTACACATGAGAGCCATATTTCTCAAACCAACCGAGGCCGATACCCGGCCTACGAGACATCACCGTAAACTCAGGGAGAACCGAATACACACGGCCGTCGGGAGACACACGAGAGTAATGTTCAGCGGCGTCATCGCCGGTGATCTTCTTCATGATATAACGAGCAACATACGCAGCACTATCGAAAGTAACGTCACCTATAATTGCGTTACCCTGACCCCAAACCAAGTCACACTCTTTCGAACTAAAGAGGGAATTTTTAGACTTGGATTCCCGGACAAGTTTCCGGTCACTAAAATCATGATTGAACAAAAGAGCATGATAGTGAGGACGCGAAGTCTCATCACCATACTCGCCACACGCATAAAAACGGATGCCAGCACCAAAACGTTCACGCAACCGCTTCATGAACAACTGAAGGTCCCTCTTGACGAGAGAACCACCTTCCGGCAAATGATCGTTGTCATAAGTGAGGGTTACAAAACAGTTATGACGGTGCAATTGCTTCTCATGAAGACAACGCATAGCCCACTGCCGTGACCTCTCAAGACGACAACCAACACACTGTCCACACGGAACAGTAATAGCAACGCCAGAGTGAGACTTGCGCTTATCAAACACAAGCCTCTTACTCGGCGAACCTTCCGCAGGCCTCCACGCCTGCATAGGACCGAAACACGCCATTTACATACGGATCCCACCGCGCATCGGCGTACGCTGCGGGACATTTTTCTTATGGGTACGCGCAGCCGTCTTAGAAAACAGACGCTTAGACTTACCCTTCTGCATCTTCGATCGCTTCATAAAAACCTCCACAAAAAAAGGAGCGGGCTTGATCACCCGCTCCAAAGGAGTACCAGATATCTACGATCCTGTCACTCCACACAGTTACATCGAGGGAAGAACTGTGGGAGGCCGAGGATCGGCCTCAGGGCTTCGCTGAGGGGTCCGGCGGATTGACCACCATAACCTCCATCGGAGGCGGTTTAACCGGCTCCTTGGGCAGCTCTGGGGCCAGGCCCCAGGTCCGCATTTGGGGAAGATTTTCGGGGTCCGACGCAAAGTCAACAAATTGAGCAGCGTCATTATCAAACTCACGACGAACAGAGGCAGGCAGCGACATAAAAGCTTCCGTCGCCTGACCCATCAGCAACATACTATCCATCATAGTCTCTGGAAGCGTCGTGAAGTCATAGTAGAAGGACTCGCCACCGGCGGGCAAAACGCCAGTAGTCTCAAATCTAGCCATAATCTCATTGATATCGCATTCCTCCTTATACTCCTGCCGAGTAAGAGAGG